AGTACTAGAACTAATTATTGAATATCACAATAGTTATGGAGAAGATGTTACTGTAATTTCAGGTAATTGGAATGATTGGTTAATGATAATTCCTGTAAATACTTCTGTAATGGTTAATGGTTTTTTTGCAGGTATATCTACTAAAAGCAATTCAGAAATAATAAAGTCCTATAAACTTTTATTAGACAATAGTTTAGAACTATTAGTAAGAGATTTAAAAGAAATAGAGTTTACTAATGAATGAGATTTATCAAACAGTAGCAGATTGTAGAGAAACATTTGTAGAGATGTCATACACTTTTAGTCAAGATGTAAATGAAATACAAGAAACTGTTTCAGAATTAATGTTATATTTTTTACAGATGAATCCTGATACTCTTAGATCTATTTACGAAAAAGATAATAAAAAAGGAATTCTAAGTTATGGCGCAGTAGTTTTAAGAAGAAGTTTTACAAGTCCTAGAAGTCCTTATTATTATAAATACAAAAAGTATTATACACATATTGATAGTAGATCAAGTAATATAACTTATGATAATTCAGATGTATATCATAAAAAACATTTATATAATATACCAAATCCTAATGAATTTCAACAATGGCAAAAGTTAGAGCAAATCGATAAAGCATTAGATGAATTTTATTGGTATGATAGAGATGTATTTAAACTCTATTATTATGAGGGTAATACACTTAGTGGACTCGCTAAAAAAACAGGTATAAGCAGGAACAGTCTGTTTACAACTATAGATAAAGTAAGAGAACAATTAAAAGAATTGCTAGATGAATAAGTTTTTTGTAAGTGATGAGGTTTACAAAGATAGAATTGACATCTGTAAAGGTTGTGATTATTACTTTAGACCTACCGGTTCTTGTAAAATTTGTTTGTGTTTTATGTCAATCAAGGCACGAATCAGTTTAATGGAATGCCCACAGAAGTATTGGTCAAAGACTAAGGAACTAGAACAACCTGAAGGAATACCTGAAGAATTGATAGAAGAAGTATTACTAATATGGGAAGATATTAAGACAGGAATAGCTAAAAATCAAGCAGTAAAAAAGAGAATGATTACTCTTTACAACACTATATATGGAACAAATTATAAAACTAATACAAGTTGTGGAACTTGTTTAAATGATACTTTTAAAGGAATTAAAATAATATATGAAAAATACAGAAGATAAAACACCAAATTATTATACAGGAAAAGTTTATGGATATAAAGCATTTGATATAATTGAGGACTATCAATTAAATTATAATTGTGCAACTGCACTTACTTACATTTTAAGAAGTGATAGAAAACATAATAGACCTAATGAGTGTTTGCAAAAAGCAATAGATCACTTAGAAAATGAATTAAAAAATTTAGAGAAAAAAAAGAAAGTTAGAATAAGTCATATTTAAAGGAGAGTAGGCATATTGCCATAATAATTGATTAAATGTTTTTTATACTCTCCTTTATTTTAAAATTAATGCTATGTTAAAATATATATGTAATGTATGTGGTAACACAAGACAATTATCTAAAGCTACGCTAGAAGTAATTGATGGTAAGGTAAGAACAAGAGAAGCATTATGTCAATGTGGTGCTTATATGCAAGAAGTAGAAAAGGAGTTTGGTGGCTTTCCTTCTCTTAAAAGAACAGAACCAACTTTATCTAACAGAAAAGATAAACTATGGGGTGGTGTTAAAGACAGATTAAAATAAATAACAATAAATTCTATTATATACTATGAAACTAGAAATCAATAAGTTAAAACCAAATAAAGCTAATCCTAGAATTATAAAAGATAAAAAGTTTAAAAAGCTTATTAAGTCTATAAAAGAATTTCCTGAAATGTTAGATCTTAGACCTATAGTAGTTGATGAAGATATGACAATATTGGGTGGTAATATGAGATATAAAGCTTGTATAGATGCAGGACTAAAAGAAGTTCCTGTTACTATTGCTAAAGGTTTAACTGATGCACAAAAGCAAGAGTTTATAGTAAAAGACAATGTAGGGTTTGGAGAATGGGAATGGGATATGTTAGCTAATGAATGGGATAGTGTTCAACTTGCTGAATGGGGTTTAGATGTATGGGAAAATCAAGATGATGTAATAGAAGAAGAAGAAGAAGAAACATATACTAGAAAAATTGTAGCACCAACTTATGAACCTAAAAATAAAAAACCTGAATTAGAAGATTTGTTTAATACAGATAAAGCAGATGAACTTATACATAAAATTAAACAAGCTAAATTAAGTGAAGAAGAAACATTATTTTTAAGTCATTGTGCATTAAGACATACAGTATATGATTATAGTAAAATAGCTGATTTTTATGCACATTCAAGTAAAGAAATTCAAAAACTTATGGAAGATTCTGCTTTAGTTATTATAGACTTTGATAAGGCAATAGAAAGTGGATATGTAAAACTGACTAAAGAAATAGCTTCAGCATATAAAAAGAATGGCATATTATGATAGATAAAGATTTTGCAGTATTTATTTTAACTTATGGTAGAGCAAATAATGTCAAGACATATAAAACCTTAAAAAGATTTGGATATACAGGAAAAATATATTTAATCTGTTCAGATGATGATAAACAAGTTAAAGATTATAAAGAAAAATATAATGATCAAGTAATAGTATTTTCTAAAAAAGACTATAAAGATAAATTTGATATTGGAGATAATTTTGATGATGAAAGGGTAGTTGTTTATGCTAGAAACTCTTGTTATGATATTGCAAAGAAATTAGGTATAACATACTTTTTAGTATTAGATGATGACTACACAGACTTTAGCTATAGATTTAATGATGAATTATCTTACAATAAAGGTAGGGGGTATATAAATAAAGTAGATGATATATTTGAAGCAATATTAAAATATTATAAATCAATTCCTGCAAAGACTATAGCACTATCCCAAAATGGAGATTGGATAGGTGGACAACATAGTGGTTGGGCAAAAGAATTAAAGCTTAAAAGAAAATGTATGAATAGCTTTTTTTGTAGTACAGAAAGACCATTTAAATTTATGGGTAGAATAAATGAAGATGTTAATGCTTACACATTACTTGGAAGTACAGGAGATTTATTTTTAACTATACCTAATGTTTCTTTAAAGCAAACAGATACACAAAGTAATGATGGTGGATTGACAGATATATATTTAGATCAAGGAACTTATGTAAAGTCTTTTTATTCAGTAATGTTTTGTCCTTCATCTGTAAAGGTAGGTATGCTAAATACTGAAAGATCAAGACTACATCACAGAGTAAGTTGGAACAATGCAATCCCTGTTATATTAAATGAAAAATATAAAAAACAATGAACAAAGATAGACACATAAAAAAGGAATCAATAATAGCAGCATTAGAAAAGTCTTTAGGTGTTGTTACTGTAGCTTGTAAACAAGCAGATGTACCAAGATCAACATATTACAAATGGTTGAATGAAGATGAAGAATTTGCAAAGGCAGTCAAAGATATAGAAAACATAGCATTAGACTTTGGAGAAAGTCAATTACATAAACAAATAGGAGATGGTAATACTTCAGCTACTATATTCTTTTTAAAGACTAAAGGAAAGAAAAGAGGTTATGTAGAAAGAAATGAAGTAGATCTTACATCAGGAGATGAACCAATTAAAATTAATGTAAATATCAAAGGGGTTGAATATTGATACTGAATTTACTCATACACAAGGACAGGCAATAGAATACTTATTTGATAAGAAAACAACAGAAGTATTATTTGGTGGTGCAGCAGGTGGTGGTAAATCTTGGGTAGGTTGTAGTTGGTTGATTTTATTATGTATTAAATACCCTAAGACTAGGTACTTAATGGGTAGGTCTAAATTGGATAGTTTAAAAAAGACTACTCTTAATACTTTCTTTGAAGTTTGTCAGACTTGGGGAATCTTAGCTAACAAGCACTATAACTTCAATGCAGGATCAAACATAATAAAGTTTTATAATGGTAGTGAGATAATACTTAAAGACTTGTTTCTATACCCATCAGATAGGAACTTTGACAGTCTAGGTTCATTAGAAA